TAATCGTCTGACATATTCATAATATGCTTTTCCACATATTACATTTACATTCTTTAAGTCTTTTACAAATAATTGCAAAGTAATTCGAATGTCATCTGAGTATTTTGTGTTAGTCAATCCTGAAGGAATTAGTTCAGCAAGTTCAGAAGCAACTCTAGTTAGTTTCCTTGCTTCTTCTTTGGCCTTTTTGTCTATAAATTTATAGATTGTAATCTTTCTTGTAACTTCATCAACTGATCTAGTACTTTTTTCAACTACTTGATATTGATATGTATCCTCTTCAGCTTCTGCTGGTTCTGGTAGAGTTGTTATTCCAGTCCCTTCTTTGCTTGCTTTGTAATATGTCTCGGCAAAACTTTTTATACTCTGACTAACTCTTGTTCTACTTTCTTGCATGAACTTAGATATTCCATCTAAATCATTACTTTTTAAATCACTCTGATATTTCCTAACCATTTCTTTTGAAAGATAATATAGTGCATTTGGTATTGTCTTTTCTCTAGAAAATAGATGAGTTCTGGTTAAATGTTCTAAAGCATATTTGAACAAAGCAGGATTACAAAACTCAATCTGTTTAAACATTAAATTTGTATAGTATCGTATTATGAAGAATACCATTGAAGTCTGAAAAGATGACTGATCTCTTTCTAAAAGAAAGTACTGCATAAGAAAAACGTAGAAGTTCGATTTTGGATCCATATGAATTTTAAATCTAGATTCTTTCCTTTTTCCCCAACGCCTTTTTGTAAAATCTTTAACATCTCGTTCTGTTAAACCACAGATTCGAAGTAATTCATGATAATGCTTCCTTATAGATGGATAGAAACATGGTTCGGAAAGTCGAGATAAGTTCGTACCGACTATCTTAGTTAGAGCACGTTTTAATATGGATTTGTTAATTTTAGCTTTTGAAAGTAATTCTTCCATTATAAAATCCTTACTGTAATACTGTCTTCAGTAAAATAAACATACTCGGGACCATATTCTAATAACTCTGTTTCTGTTAATTCGATTAGTTTAAAAGTGTAGAAAATACTTGACTCTGGTTTCACGACTCTACAATGGTCTACTCCGTCTACATTCTGGACTGTCTCATCTATCTCTGATCTATATATTTCAACGTTTGGACCAAATCTGTCACTAAACTCGGCTATTATAGCATCTCTTACAGCATCCGAAAGGTCACTGTAAGTACCCGAATAAGTATCTTCTTTAAAAACTTCTACATCTATTTCTAGAGGCATTTGGTAATCGGGAATTGGAATCCAACCTTTACCTGCAAAGATATATTTCGTATTTCCTATATAAAGTATATCATCAGCCACTGGTTCAATAAAGGCCCAAGTAACTGCTGTTGCGTCAGTACAATAAGCTATCTCGTTACCATGTCCAGACCAATCTCCTCTGGGACGATATGGATCAACTATATATCTACTATCTAATAAAGGACTGACTGGTGGGATATTTAGAATGTCTAGTATAGAGCCCTTAGTAACTGGGTTTAACTTCATATTCTCCATAGTTCCAGTAGTATTGCAGAATTTGACGTTAGCGAAGTCAGTTAACATCTTGTAACTTGCGAAGTCCATAGAAGTCATCATTACTTGAAGAACTTGATTCTCAAAGTCTTTCTTTATTATTCCATTATACCAACTTTTCTTAACTACTGGAATATCGTAAATTATTGTACTAGTAGAATCAGAAACTGTATTTGATCTCATAAAGTCAGTTAAATCTTTCCTAAAGACTATACTACCAGAGTATTTTGCAATTGCTGCATTGCTTGCATCATAGATTGTAAAATAATATGTTTGTTCGTTTGCTGGTACCTCTGTATAAGGGTTAATAATTAGAACAAAGTTATGTGCAGTTGTGTCGTTCGTCATATCATATTTCATACTAGTGGAAGCTACTTCCAGTTTACATGTAGTAAGATCTGCGTCTGTTTCTGTTGAATTATAATGAAGTTCAAAAACAGCAGTATTTCCGACTTTTGAAACAGTTAAATTATCTGCGTATAAATCGTAATCAGAGTTATAACTGGTCACAAGTGCTGGAGTTTGTTCTGCTGAATATATTGTATAAGTGTAGTTCGCAACTGAATTTAACAAGTCTATATCCATGTCAAATAAAGTTATATAGTCTACTCCACTGATAGATATAGTTGTTCCTCTCGGAATAGTTGTAGTAGTAATTGGAACTGTATTTTTTGCGTTTCTTGAAGGAACCATATTCTCTATTGTAGTAGTCTCAGAACCAAAAAGTAACGTTGTAAAAATATTTATTTCATTTACTTTAACATCGGACCTTTTTAGAACAGGTAAAGAGTTCGCTGCCAATGGGGAAGTAGGTATCACTATGTCGATATTTTTGTAGTCACCCCCTGATACTAATCTTCCAAGAGCAGTTAAGTTAGCAATCGAATTCTTCCTGATGTCTTCTATAGATTGTTCATCTTTTCCGTTAACAGCAGGAGATGGGTTCGTAACAATATAATTTACTATTTGAGTTGTGGTACCCGATGTTGTATATATTCTATCACCAGTTTTTATAGAACCAGCTATAACGTTTCCGTCTGCACCCTCGGTTTCAATGATAGTAACTCTTATAGTTGCCCCTGGTGTTGGCTGAACGCCTATTAGACTATTTCCGAAATAAAGTCGCTGACCTTCGTCAGTTCTTCTTGTAACATAACCTTTGTCTGTTGATGACATTAAATAAATACTATTAAAATTAGTCCATGTTGTGTATGCAGTATCTCCAGGATTTCGAATCTCGACTGTCATCTCAGCAACTTTCCCTGTAATTGGAACGTCAAGAGTTACAAATTGGAAGAGTGGTGTATCTTCGTCAATTTGGAATTCTTGTTCACTTGTTTTATATTGTCTTACAGGAAGAACGAAGGAAAGGATCCCATCTTCTATAGTGAAGGGAATATTATATCTCTTACTTCCTTCAGCTAAAACTATTGTAGCAGACGCATTACTAGTAATTGTGAGTGTTGTAGTATAATACGTTGTAAACTCTATATTACTACCAGCGTAAAACTTAAATCCTTCTGAAATTGTAAAAATAGCAGGAGAAACTTGGAAAGTTAGAGGAACTTTTATTAGAACATTTGCAGTTGCGTAGGACGCATCCTGAGATGTATATCCAAGAAAAGCAGAAAGGTTTAAGATTGACTCGGGTAGTTGTGCCTTTGTTAAGAAGAACTCTTTGTAAGTAGAAATCTGATAAAACATCAAATTTCCTGTAAGAGTTGAGATAATGTCTATCAAAAAAGAAAGGAAAGACGATTTCGTAAGGTCTACATTTTCTAACTCAAGATATGTTTTTACGTAGTCCGTTATTTGTTGTCTTATTGAGTCTCTCGAAAGATAAATTTGACTTGAAATTGATTGAGTCATATTATGTCCTCAAGTTATAGTAAATAAAAACCTGAATTTTCGTCGTACAAATCTTTTAGTACTCCTCTGAGAGTTTCATTTTTAGATAATAACTTTGTTAATGTTTCAGAGTCACTTAACGTATGGATCTTTTTATCGTATTCATAGAATACATGTGTTTCTTCTACTTGTTTGTCTATTTGAGTAGTCGTTTTACTTTGAAAAATTTCTAGTTTTAACTTCCAAAATCTTCTATCAGTATTTGCTGAAATCTCAGCACCAGTAACTGCGAATGTAGGATATATATCATTTGTTGGTCTTAAATATTCTTGTTCGAACTTGACTAGGTCTCTTGTATATGGAGTTATACCATAAGTATTTGGTATTACTATATTTGTTTCATTCTCTTTAATATAACCAATATCTTGTGCGTCAAAAGCTGTAGAAACTTCTTCAATAAAGTATATAGGAAGTAGTAAAATCTTGTTAAATTTTATTCCTGTAAGATTTCCAACTTCTTCATAAGCGCCACCCATCAAATCTTCATCTTCCCAAACAGTAGCTTGAGTATTTATATTGTAGTATGTAACTAAGAACGCGATTCCATGTTTACTATAATAATCGTAAACTAGTCTTTGATATTCATGAATATAATCGTAGATACGAGCATATCGTTGCATTCTTATTTTCCTCGTAATGATTTTAAACTTTTGTAAAAAGCCATTTTTCTAGATAATGTCATTCTCATAGTTTGTAAGTCTGATTCTTCAATACTTATATTTATATCTCCGTGTAACTTATATACTTTAGTATCTGAAGTACTTTGACTAGGATCGAACTCCAAACGTAGGGGAGACCTTATATATTTTCCAACCTTTTTTGGGACGATTTTAAACTCTGTTCCTGTTTTCTTTACTGAACAATCTAGGGACTCAATAACTACCCATTCAGTTTTCTTTTGTTCTTTATTATATTCTAGTTCCTTTCGAACTCGTAACTCGATCTCAGACGTTGGAAAACTAGCTATCCTTGGACAATAATAAGTATCTTCTTCTGTTACTGACTCTGCACCAACAATAAATAAAGCGCCGTAAGTATTTGTCAGTGGCGTCAATAATAATGGAATATATTCTCCAGTCCATTTTGGTGAGAAACGACCTTTGAATTTTTTCAACGCCGCAAAGTATAATCTCATTAAGTAGTGGCCTCCATAAAGTTGGCAAACATAACTTCATCTAAAGTTAAATTAAGTTCTGACTCTTCTCCCATATAATTAACATTTAATGTGACATCAAATCCTTTTAAATTTGACAAAAATGTAATATCGATATTAGTAATTTTAGCTCTATCGTCATATATCATAAGTTGAGTAGCAACTTCATCTTTAATTTTCTCTACTGTTTCATTATCTGCTGGTTCGAAAACCATTTTATATAAATCGCTACCATAGTCGGGGTCCCATATATAACTTCTTCTTGGGGTTAATAATATATTATTCCATGATGTAAGTATTACATTTATGTTCGTAGTTCTGGCAAAGTCTCCTTTTGATGAAATTTTAGCTAAGTAGTCAGCTATCCTTCCTCTAGATCCAATTACTTCTTTATTGAATCTATCAAGTAAATTTGCCATAGAATATCCTTATTTAAAGAGTTTCTTCTTGAATCATCTTCTTTCTCTCATCCTCAAGATCTGATTTCCATTTTAAGTAGTCTTGAAATCTTTTAACTGGCATCATAATAGTTTCTATATATGATTGTTTACTCATTTCCATACACATATAAATGCTTTCAGCTTGATCTTTTTTGAACTCAACAATTTCATTATGCCGTGTACACCATACGAAAAAAGTTTTCCACTAGATCAATATTTAAAGTTTCTTCCGTTCCACAAGAAGCACAGAAACTTTTCATCTTTAATTCGACCGCATATTTTCCAAAGTTTTCCATATAATTCTCATGAATTTCTCGCTTGTCCTTTGCTGGTAAACTTCTATATGCATCAATTATATCTTGTCTGTCATTGTATGTAATTGGTTCTGTCTTCTCTTGGATATCTTCTTCAAACTTATCAATTATTAATGTTTCTGTAATTGTGTCTATACTCGAACCTGGAGTATTTAGAAGTTCTTTCATTGCGAAGATTTCATCGAAAAGAGTGGGTTGTTTGATAGTAGCAGTTACGACTTTGGAGATAGGAAGTTTAGCTTTTACTCTTTTTGTAAGAACATCTTTTCCAGGATAAGTATTGAAGTTGAATGTGCTTGAAGCTTTAATTGTAACTGGATATTCACTATCACATTTTCCACATCTAACCATGTAGTTTCTTATCTCTTCATAAGTTATATGGTATAGTCCATACAATAAAGCATCTCGATCTTTTATTGTAACGTTCTTTAAAAAAGAATCATAATCTTTAACTAAATCAGGTTTCTTCACAAGTGCATCATAAATACACTTATTAAGATGTTCAGTTATTTTAGTTGGAGTCATGAGACTCCCTTTCAAATGTTCTTCCTCTTGTACACTTAACGACCGTACATTAAACGATAGTCTTGTTTGTGGTGTAATTACTTCATACTCAGGAAATTTTAAGTTGAAACCTGTAAATGTCATTGTTCTATCCCCTTTCTTTCAGTTTCTATCTTGGTCTAGTTCTAATTGCTTGGGCAACTTTCTCAGTATTATCTCTAAGTGATTGATTTAATTTCGTAATTTGTTCGTCTACTTGTTTATCACAAGCCTCTGGTTGTTTTGCTAATCTACAATCGATAGTTCTTAAGAAAGCAATTTTTCTTCTTGCTTCTATAATCTTTATTCTATACTTACATATTTTTCTTTCTATCGGAGTCTTTAACCTCATACACCTATCAGTAACTGTTGCTACATCGGACGAGATCCGTTCCCATATTTTCCACCCACCTGTTCCAAGGGAAATCGTATGTTGTGAGATCTCTGATACGTTTTGTAAACTATCTAAGTACTCTTGTATAGTCAACATTTTACTTCTGTATTTTGGCTAGTTTCTTCTTTAAACTAGTAAGTTTATTTGTCACTGATTTACTACATTTTGCTGGATCTTTTGTTTTGGCACATCCCGTAAGTCCCCTACTTAAGTCAGTTATTTGTGCTTTTAAACCTTTTACCCTATAAGCTTTCATACAAGCAGTTTTCTCTTTACCACTTTTTCCTTTACAGGCTTTAGCAGCTTGACTTAAGAATCGTTTGTAGGTTTTTATTGATGCATAAGTAAGAATAGCTGCAGCTGCCAGACCTCCAAGAGCTATTACTCCACCAGCGGCTGTTGCCGAAATTCCTAGTTTAGCTCCTACAGCATAAGCACCAGGAAGACCTTTTAAGAATGTAGTTGCTTGAGCAGCGCCGGCCACTGCTGCCCCCTTTCCTTTTCCAGCTGCAAGTACACCTGCTCGTTTTAAACTTGCCGTAATACTTCCTTGTTGTTTCTCTAAACCAGTAATCTTTTTCTGTGCAGTTTTTAACTGTAATGCCAAAGTTGCTTTGTCTGGAGCAGCAGCAGCAGCAATTCGATCCTTTATTACTTTAGCTTTACCTTTCCAAAATTTAAGACTTGTTTTGACTATATCTAAAGCTTTTTTAGGATCAGCTATAACGGCAGCACCTCCTCCACGAGTTGCTCTTTGTTCAAAAGTACGTTTAGAGACCAAGAACTCTACTATAGGGGCTGCTGAAGAATAGTCTGGAGAAATCGGTCCAACTTCAAAAATAAGATTCCTTGTTAGGTCTTCACCTATTGCTTCTGATAATATTGGATAATTAGAAACTACTTGTTCTTTTAACTGACTGAAAAGTAACATTTCTTCTCCAACATTGTATTTCTCTTCTGGTAATGTGCCATCAATTAGGAGTGACATAATTTGGTAATCAGACGCTTCATTCATAACGAAGTTCTTAACTATATCTTTATGCTCAATCGAGGACATACCTACTACTTCTTTAATAGTGTCTCGAGCACTAAGTAGAAACAACATTGAGTCAGTAAGATTAATATTTTCTGTAAGTATCATTTTTTATTTCCTCCTCTTGGGAAAGGTTAATTATCTTAGATTATTGTTCTCTTGTACCATATCTCTTGACAACTTCTTTAGCTTCCATAAATGTATTTGTAAAAGAGTCACATTTATCTTTTACCCAAGGTTCATGCCAACCATAATCAACATTGAATTCGATTTCAATATCAAGTCTACCAACGGTTTCTACATCACTTGTAAATAAATCTTGAGGGTCTTTTGCTGGAAACATTCCGTCGTAGGCTGCATAATATTCGACCGTTTTTCCATCAGGAGCAGTTGTCCAATAATACATCATTGCAGCATATGTTTTCTTTGTATATCCTTCACCTTCGTCACCATCTATCAATATGTCACTAATACCAGTTCTATAGTCACGAATCATTTTTACCCAACCATGCATAATGTCTAGAATGGGAGTTTTGTTAAATTCTAAAAACTTGACCGTAACTGTATTTCCATAATCGATATTTGATGGGACTGCCCATTTTATCCCTCCTAGACCAGTGTACTCAATTTTCCCTAAAGTTCCACCGGGAGGAGTTACGGATAAACATGAAGCCGCTAAAATATTCTGTATTTCGGAGATACTAGAGATTTTTGAAATTCCTTCTCTTGTATAGTCAACCAGTTTTGGGGGTAATTTAGAAAACCATATGAAATGGTAGCCTGTAGTATATGGGTCAGCAACTCCGACTGTAGTTCCACCAAACCTTCTGGAAACTATATTTTGTCCAAGTTCGGCAAATGAATACTTCATTTTATTTATCCTCCTTTAAAAAGAGATTATTCCTTTATATTGTTAAAGTCCTTTAAAACTTGCTTCCAGTTGTGGAACCTAATAGCTCTGTCATCTATATATGCAACAGCAGGAAGTTTTTCGGCAGTAATTTCATCGTAATAAATATTGTGAACCCGAAGATAGTTTTTTAAATCTTCTATTAATTTGGAAGCAGGTGGTTCAATGTGTGTCGTTAACGCCCTTGTAGTAAAAATAACTATTTGATAACCTCTATTGTGTAACTCGTCAATAGCTTCTTTGGTGCCAAGATTGGGTTCGTCTACTAATTTCCCGTCCATCCAACCATGTTTATAACTGTTAATAACACCATCGAAATCTATCATAATTCGTTCGTTTTCTGTAGGTGGACTTGTCTGTTCAGGATAAACAGTTCTTAAGACATTCTTCTTTTTCTTCTCAAACGAGTCAATAGGAAATATAGATTCGTCTTTTTGTATCTGTTCTAAATATTTTTCTATATCCATAATTAAAGTTCCAAGTTAACAACGCATAAATTTATATTTTGTTCTATAGAACATTACTGTTTAGTTGTTTCTTTTCTATTTGTTTTTTCTATATATATTACTACATAATAGGTGAGAAGTTGTTAAAAATTAACTTTAAGGAAGGAGAAGAGAAGTGGACCGAACCGAAGTAGTTGTAACTAACGTCAAAATGCCTTTTTGGTCAATGGTTAGGTTTATGGTCAAGTGGTCAATTGCCTCTATACCTGCTGTAATTATCTTGGCGATCATTGCTGGAGTTATTTTTATCGGACTTATAGCTGGTATGGAAGTATTAGTAGGATCATAATGACATATGTAAGTGACCATGCAAAGGAATGTAAAAGATATCTGGATAAAGAATATTGGGAAGTACATAAGTTTTTAGACCAGTATTCCAAAATATTCCCTCCAGATATTTTTGTTGATTATCATAGAACTTTTCTTCATAATAGCTATGGAGTAGAGATAATTCGCTCTAAGTGGGGTAAACTAGCGGAGATAGCTGCTTCCATACATTTATTTCGTGACTATCGTGAGAAACCACTTACTCGTTTTTCTTTGGATACGATCTTAAAGAGAACACCTCAGGTACTTATGTACTTTAATAGATTAGACCATGGTTATTGGCCACAGCCTCATGTTATACAATATTGGGAAGGAAAAAGTTTATGTTATGTAAAATTTGGAGATAATAGATATGTAGATTTTTCCAAAAGAAATGTCAAGAATAGCTTGTAAAATATGTTTAGAAAAAGATGATCCATTTATTAGAGATTTGATTACTAAGTCCGCAGACGCTTATTATTATTGTAGGGTTATAGAAGACAGACCTGAGATAAGAGACAGGATTACTGAGTCTGAATATGCTTATTGGTATTGTAAAGATGTAAAAGACAGATCTAAGATTAGAGCTAGAATTACCAAATCTCAATGGGCTTATCGGTATTGTAAATTTATAAAAGACAGACCTGAGATAAGAGAAAGAATTACTTGCAAAAAACTTTTAATGGAGCTATTAAATGTGGATCTTTCCAAAAGAAATGTCTGAAATAGCTTATAAAATGTGTTTAGAAAAAGATACATCTGAGATGAGAAATTTGATTACTGATTCTGAATGGGCTTATGAGTATTGTAAGCAAATAAGAGACCGACCTAAAATGAGAAGTAGAATTACTGACTCTCAATATGCTTATCGTTATTGTGTAGAAATAAAAGACAGATCTGAAGTAAGAGATATGATTACTGATCCTGAATTTTCTCTTTGGTATTGTACTTATATAAAAGACAGGCCAGAAATGAGAAGAAAACTAAAGAACAGAGGAGATAATAGAAATTGAGATCACACCCGATAATTGAAAGACTACAAACTTATGGATATGAAGCTTACATAGTTGGTGGAGCAGTTAGAGATTTTATTCTAGGTAATAAAAACCCACATGATATTGATATAGTTACATCTGCTCTTCCCGATGAGGTTGAGGAGATCTTTAAAAATGAAACTGTAGTACCTCTTGGAAAAAAGTTTGGAGTTGTGATAGTTAATGGAACTGAAGTTGCTACATATAGACGCGACCGATATCATGGTTGGAATAACAAAGATGTAGAAGTTACTTTCCCAGTGACTCTCGAAGAAGATTTATCTCGTCGAGACTTTACTATTAACGCAATGGCTTATGATGTTAACAAAAAAGAAGTAATTGATCTACATAATGGACTTTTTGATTTAGAACATAAGATAATAAGATTCGTTGGAGAACCAGGTGAAAGAATATTTGAAGATCCAAACCGGATGATAAGGGCATGTAGGTTTGTTACGAAGTTAGATGGAATTATCGAAAAGGACTCATGGGATGCTTTAATTAGTCATTCTGAATATATAGAGACTTTTGTTTCGCCAGAACGAGTCCGATTAGAAGTTCTAAAAACAATGCAAATAAGAAAAGCTTCTAATTTTTTTAGAACTCTACATCAGATTCGAGCTTTACAATACATTTTTCCTTCTTTAGAAGACTGTATTGACCACCCACATGGACCACATCATTTAGAAGATATATTTGAACATAGTATGATATGTGGTGATTGTATTTCAGTTCGTTATCCACTTTTAAAACTAGCAACTTATCTACATGATATAGGAAAGCCAGTTGCATGTAAAATAAATCCGAAAACAAATGACTTAACATTTATGGGACATGTTGAAGCAGGGTCCAATTTAGTGAAAGACGAATTAGGTGCTTTGAAGTTCTCAAATATAGAAGTAAACTACATTTCTAAACTAATATATCTACATATGCGAGATATTGGATCTAACCATAAGAAGGCTATTAGACGAGTTCTACGAGAATTAAATGAGTCTAATATAGAATACAAAGACCTACTTCGTATGATATTAGCAGACAAAAAAGGAAACTTAAAACGACACCCATATAGTATACAAGAAGCAAGGACTTTGGTGGGTTCAATAGAAGAAGTAATAAGCGAGAAACCACCAAATAGATTTAAAGATTTAGTTTTGAAGGGGAATGATATAATAGAAATAACTGGCTTTAGTCCTAGTCCAATAATTGGAAAGATTCTGAGTTTTCTTTTAGATAAAGTTACTGACGAACCCGAACTAAATACAAAAGAGAAGTTAACTAAATTAATAGAGGAGTATAATAATGGAAGATATAATTGAAAGATACAAAAATCCACTTGGATATTCTGAAGAGGTTAAAGACATAATATTTGAAATGTTAGGAAGGATGTTAATGTCAGGTCCAGAAGTATGGACTGGTGAAAAAGAAAAGACTCCAGTTAGTTTAGAGATTCCTCATGAGATAATAGAAGAAATTAACATAATGTGTAGAGAAAAGAAACTTGTCCAGTGGGATTTCGAAACTAAGTTGTATACTCATTTAATACTAGAAGGATTAACATTTATTTTCTTGTTAGGGAAATCTAAGGTTCTGCGAGATTTACTAAATAAAGAAGCAAATGAAAAAGTAGAGGAGTATAAATTATGAACCAACTAGAAGAGATACTTGAAAAACTGAGAAATCCTCTTGGATATTCTGAAGTCGAAAGAAGTATGATATATGCCGTAGCAAAGGCGATCGTTGATGTAGGGCCAAGTCTATGGTTTGGTGAAAAAGAAGAAACTCCAGTTTCTTTAGAAATCCCTCACATATTAACAAAAACTATAGGAGAATTTTGTAAAAAGGAAGGTCTCAATCAGTGGGATTTTGAGAGGAAACTATATACTTCTTTAGTGTTAGATGGATTAACTTTTAAATTCCTAACAACTAGCTCTGACATTGTTTCAGAATTGGTAAGTGAAGCAAAGAAGAAATTACTTAACAAATTACGGGAGGATAGTAATGATACCAAACGATTTTAAGTTGATATTTAAAACAATAGTCGGAAGCAATTTATATGGAACTGATATAGAAACTTCAGATGTTGATATAGGAGGAGTTTTTATACCAAGTGAGGAGTACTTTTATGGTTTCTTAAATAAGATTTATTTACGAGACTATGAAGATAAAGAAAAAAGCACCACGCTTTATGATATATGTAGTTTTATGAAGATGTTGCTAGTTAACAACCCGTCAATTATTGAGTATCTATTTATTCCCGAATCTTTCTGGAAACATCATACAAAAGAATGGATTGCGATAATCCATATGGAAGAACATATTGTTTCTAGATTATGTACTGACTCATTTATAGGTTATGCACATGAACAACTAAAACGTATTAAACGACATAGAAACTGGCTTCTAAATCCTCCCAAAGAACAACCAACTCGTGAGAAGTATGGTCTTCCAGATAATCGTTCATTAATACCAAAAGACCAGATTGGAGCTTTTAATAAGTTATTATCATTATACTTACAACAAATTGGAAAGTTTCATGGTCTTAGAGAACAATTAGATAAGATGGAAGAAACGGTTGCTTTTATTGCTTTAACGCAAAATTTGAAAGCATTAGATTATAAAGCAATCAAAACTCTTGTTCCAGTGAGTGACAATTTTCTTGAAGCTCTTGAGAGAGAAAAGGCTTATATGAACGCTATGAGAGAATGGAATTCATATCAAAACTGGAAAAAGAACAGACATCCAGCTAGAGCAAAACTTGAAGAAAAGTTTGGATATGATACAAAACATGCTGCCCATTTATATCGTCTGTTATCAGAAGGAGAAGAGATAGTTGGAACTGGTCATATTACTTTTCCTCGACCAGACGTAGGTCTCTTACGATGGATTTTAAATGGGAATGTTACTTATGATGAGTTAATATCGCTTACGGATGTTCTTACCAGTCAACTTAGAGAACTTAAGGAAATTAGTCCTCTACCAGAATCACCAAATGAGCAATTGGTAGATGAACTATGTATTAAATTAGTAAAATCATATTTAACCAAGGAGGTGTGAAAATTGACAGTCTTACATATTATATTATTAGTATGGTTTGTAGCTGGGTTTGTTATAAGTATTAAACGGATGTTATACTATAACAAGATTTATGGCTCTGTTACTGCTGTAGACCTTTGGGTTTGTCTCATATTATTATTTATTGGTCCTTTAGTCGTGACTGTTGAGTATATTATTACAATAATTAAAAGAAGAAAAACTTCTAATAGACCAAGAAAAAGTGCGAATGTTGAGACATCTTAATAAACTTTTTCGTCATTTATCTTGTCCAGCTTGTAGTAAATGCAACTACAGATGGACAGGATAAATAGGAGGTAAGTGTGAGTGCAGCAACAAAACAAGATATAATTTCGTGGTTTGAAACAGGAGTCGAAAATAAAGAAGACCATATGATAGTTCTATGCGACCAAATTGACTGGTACGACTTTCCTGTTTATACTAAAGGACTAGAAAAGTTTAAAGAAGTTTATGATAAATATAGTCCTAAACATAGTGCAATTAAGATAATAGAAGTATACGATCTTAACATGAGTATGGATGAACAAATGGAAGAGATAAGAGCATTTCATTATCCAGAAGGTTTTCAGGAGATTTTAATAAAGGAAGAAGGCAAGAAATGGGAAACTTAGTAGATACATTTGTTATAGTTCCAAAAAATAACTACTGGCGAGAAATCATCTTCAATTTAGAAGACGAAGAAAATAAAAACAAGGTCTTAAAAGCTGTAGGTAAAAAATGGAGACCTATATTAAAACTCTTAATCGAACATTTTGATGAACTTAATGAAATAGTAGAACAAAACCGGGAGAACGCCGATAAAATAGAATCAATATTAGAAGACAATGGTTTTTGTTGGGGAGACTATCATAATCGGTTTCGTGGAAGATGTTTGCGACAAGTCCTTCGAAAAACATTCTACAAGACTCTACTGATTGTTCAAAATGACTATGACCCAGATAAGGAGAACAAATTTATTATTTTGGTTTCTGACGAGGTTATTAGTGAAAAAGAATGGGAAAATTCAATGCCAGAAGATCAGAAGTCCTTACATAAAAATGCTCCTTTACTTTTAAAAATGGGGAAATTTAGACAAATAAGAACGATCGATGGTGTAGTTTATACAAAGTTTGGTAAAGAAAATGGAACAATTCATAAAGATGGGTAGAAGGTTCGATTCTGATCTGTCAAATATGAAATTTAGAACATTGAAAGACAAACGTACTGGAATAGAAATAGGTGCTTATTTTGATAAATGCTTTAAAAATGATCGCTATGAATTGTTATTTAACACACTGACAGGGTTTGAAGCCTTACGAGGTATTAAGGGTCACCCTGATCCATTTTCTCTTGATATGCCGTCAATGATTGATTGTGGGATAATGGGACATTGTAAGAACAGATGTGATTTTTGCTATCAGGGAGATAATCAAGAACCAAATATGAAATTTGAAGATTTTAAAAGAATTGTAGATGAGTGTAAACATCATACAAATCAAATAGCATTAGGAGGAAGAGGAGATCCAAATCTTCATGAGGATTTTGAAAAGATTGTTGAGTATGCTAGGAGTAATAATGTAGTTCCGAACTATACTACTAGTGGAATTAACTTAACAGATAAACAAATAGAGATATCAAAACTTTGCGGTGCTGTAGCTGTATCTGACTATGGACAAGACTTTACATATAATTCGTTAAGAAGATTTATAGACAATGGAATGAAAACCAATATTCACTTTATATATTCTTCTGTATCTCACCCACTTGCAGTAAAGATACTAAAGGGTATAGATATATGGAATGGTAAAGGTGATTTAGAAAAACTTAATGCAATTATTTTCCTTTTGTTTAAACCACAAGGTAGAGGTAAGGAGCTTCTATACTGGGTACCAAAAATTAGTCAAATACGTCAGTTTAGTAAACTAATTAAAGAACCGAAATGTAAGTTTAAGGTGGGACTTGATAGTTGTATGGTGAACAAAGTAAAAAAGTTTGCTAAGTTTTCACCACAGCAAGAAATGTCAATTGATACGTGTGAGTCTGGAAGGATGTCTGTTTATATTACTCCAGATATGAGATTAGTTCCATGTTCTTTTGCTAATTATAAACAACATAGTGTATCTCTTGAATATAAATCAATTGAGGACGCATGGAATAGATCAGATCCTTTTATAAGATGTAGAGAACTTTTAAAACAACATCCAGATATATGTCCTTATGAATTATAGGAGGTGGATTATGGAAGCAAAAGAAGAAATGAGAAGAGATATTCGAATGTTTTTGTGGTTTACATTCATAATTAATGTTCCTCTTAGTTTGTTTCTCTCCTCTATTAGCAATTTGATAGTTGCTATTTTTGTTTTGTTTTGTTTAATGATGACTCGAAAACCAAATGAACTGGAGAGTAAAAAAAATGAGTAAATTTAAAGTTAAGGCGATTTGTCCTGGTTGTCGAAAAACATATATGGCAAGAATGGAATATGAATGGAAAGGTAGGGGGGTGGTACGAGTGTACTGCCCCTCTTGTAAAAAGAATAGGAGAAGTCAAAATAGGGGTATTCGAGCCGTCCGAATATAAACTATAACTGAGTTTTTTCAAGGAGGAACGTTTTTTGAAGATAAAACATGATTTTGTAACTAACAGTTCTAGTACTGCATACATTGTGGACTATAGAAAACCGATTGACGCGGCAAGGAAGATGTTAGATATATTTTTTGAGAACTGGAAAGAGGGTCCAAGAGATGCACCACATCCACATGAGATGATAGTTAAAAAATGGTTAAAAGATAATCCTGATTTTGACGGAAATATTGTTATTCCATGGACTTGTAATTACGAAACTTTTATTTATGATGGTGACTGGATTGACGTTGCTAGAGGTCGTAGTCTTAGAGTAGATACATGTAGAAATGAAAACTGGGAAGATGAAGGATTGATGATAAAACGTTATCTTGGTGAAGATGATTATTATGATGAAAATAGGGAATCAGACTTGTTTCTAGACTTAACAGATTTCAAAATAAAAACAAGACTTCAGTTTAAACGAGAACAAAGTAAACAATTTGAAAAAGAACTGGAAGCGATAAAAGAGGAAAAAGAAAAAGAAAAAGAAAAAATCAAAAGGAGTTTAAAAAAGTGAAGATAAAAACAAGTTTCGTAACAAATAGTTCAACTTGCAATTTTATATTATTAGGATTTAAAGTTAAAACAGACGAAGTTGCATGTGAGATGTCATATAGCGATATACTAAAACTAGTTTTTCAGAATGAAACAGATGAAGAAATAAATGAAATAGAGAAACAACTCAGTAGTAATTTTTTCTTAGTTAGTGAAGAAGCGGGTGCACCCGATGAATATTCTATTCTAGTTGGAGTACCAATCTTCGTATTTGATTCTAATTGTGAAGAAAGTGGTGAAGAAGACCTAGGAATAATTAGCGAAAATAAGAGACATCTTAAAACGACTTTTGGGGCAAGAGACTTTAAGTTATTTTTTGGAAGTCGGATGTGTTAGATCGTAATGAAGACAAAAACAGATTTTATAACAAACTCAAGTTCTTCAAGTTTTATAGTTGCCTGGGATAAAGTAGTGGAGTCATTTGAAGATGTTAAGAAATACATAATGTATACTGAACAAGCAAGAGCAGTTTTGGAAGATATACAAACGCAGGAACCTTTGATATTAAAAGAGAGTTATTTTGAGTTTGACTTTGAACCAGTATTAGGGGGTGTTACTGACAAACTTACCGAAGAGATTCAGTCTGGGCATTTCGAAGGTGATCTTGGATGGGATTATGCTGACAACCTTGTTAAAAGAGGTGGAATGCCTATCGAAGAAGCTTATAGAATACAAGACCGTGAACGAAGGAAAATAGCGAAAGAACTCGCTGTGCAATTTATAAAAAAAAATATTGGACGAGTAATTTACTTCTTTAGTTATTCTGATGAAGGTGGAGCTTTTTGGTCAGATATGGAACATGGAGAAATTTTTAGAAAACTTCCACACCTCCAAATTAGTCACCATTAGGGAATATTAGAATGAAATTTAAAACAGATTTTGTGACTAATAGTAGTTCAGCAAGTTTTATATTGTATTTTGCATCAACAGATAAGAACTTAAATAGTTTTCAAGATAGTTTTAACCGTTATTTAGAAGAATATATACAAGAGTATAAATACACTGGAGAATGTTCTACTTTAAGATTTTACAATCCACAAACGATTGAAGAAAAAGAAGAAGGTATATTTAAAATAACCGAATCTACTAGTATGTACAATAATTATGAGGATATTCCCCACTATATGCGACATATTATTATAGATTCTAAGATTCGACAAAAAGAATTATCAGAAACTTTTGGTTTCAAGTCAATATGGATTGAAGTAATAGAGCGAGGATAAAGAATGAAAGTTAAAACAGATTTTATAACCAATAGTTCGTCGACTAATTATGTAGTACTAATCCCATCTAAATTGTCTTTGGAAAAATGTCTTTCAATACGAGAACAAGCTGGGATTAATCTACCTGACGATATTGAAATAGAAGAATTATCTGAACGTTTTACAGAGTTAAAATGTATGGGTTTTACTCACGAATTTGAGGTAGGTACTTCTTATTTTGATTTTCTGGGTATTATGTTGAAAGAGTTGAATTTAGTTGTTTGTGAGTTTGAAGGTGGTCCTGATGTTGGATGTATTATTAACGTTATAAATAACTTGAAAGATAAACTTGACATTATAATAGAAGAGACTAAGAAATAAATTTTGAGCAGGAAAGTGAGAGATACTTTCCTGCTCAATTTTTTGTTTATTTAATAAAGAAGTTTAGTTCAATCTTCTCAACTACTCTAGTTGGGTTCAAGATAACATCTACATGGAAAATCTTTCGTTTCTTCTCATAGTTAGTAGCACTGACTTCAACATTATAGTCATACAAGCCTCTTCGTTTCTTAATTACTTCTAAGAATTCAACTATATCACCAGAAACCATATTCCAAGTGATAGCATCGTTTTGTTCGAAAATGAAGTATCTACAATATTCGGATAGTGCTCGTTTACAATATAGAACTAGTCTTACAATGTTTAAGTCTTGTAATGCACTTGCTTTCGCTTGTGTTGTTAATTGTCCCCAAACAACATATCCAGGATTAAATTTAACAATTGGGTTTAACTGTTTCAAGTACATTGTATCTCTTTGGTCAAGATTTGGATTGAACCGTAACTCCTTAATTGAGTCAATCGCGGCTCGGTTGAATCCAGCAGCGGCATACCAAAGTTCAGAGACATTATCATTTCTTGGAAGTATGTAAGACATATGATAAGTTGGTGAGAACCATACATCTTTTCCAGTAAATATATCATAAACTTTATTGTATTCTTCATAAAGCGCTAACAGATAAGTATTGTATGTATGGTTGTTTAGACGTTCATAAACAGCGCCACTAGTGCTACTTGGACCTCCACATACTGAGTTATCACCATTATCTAAGATACCTACACAATCTCGTCTTGTTTGAACTAAAGAACTAATACTAGTTTTTACTTCATCTGGATAACCACAATCATAAACTAATGTAAAATAAATGTTCTCATCATCAAGAACTTGGTCATCTAAAACTCCAGCATAACCTTGTGCTAGAATTTGTTTAGCTATAGTAGTATCAAGATCACCAGAATCGTCTAGTAATTCACCGTCAGAACCTCGTTTTAGAGGAACTGGTTCGCTCGAAGTAAAAGCACTTGCTATACTTGTATTAGCTTTCTTGATTATATAAGTAATTTCTCCAGCAGGTACGTTAAAGAGACTTGTATCTCCTTTCCAAGACTGTGTTGCACTACTATAATGTCTTTCGTCAAAAACGTTGATTGTTTCATTATCATCACCACTAGCGTCACCTAACCAACCCCAAATTTTATTTCCTTTTCCATCAGTTGCAATTACTACATATTCAAGAGTAACACCACCTGCTTCTGTAGTTTGCCAATCTGAGAAGTCTTGTTTATTATCAGTAATAGTTGCAGAACCAACAGTTTTAACTGTTGACACAGTTCCAATATCTTTATCATAAACTTTAGCAATTAACTCATATCCTCCAGTATAAGCACCAGACGTTAAGGTCATATCAGCTCTAAGAACTGAAGAATACATGTTTAGAACGTCTACAATAAAAATAGACTCACCTACATCATCAACTGCTTTAGGATTAAACGACACTTCAAATGACTCAATAATTACATCATCTCCGTCAGATTGTTTTTCGTATATGTCCATAGTATACACATCGCTTAGAAGTGGATTCGAATGTTCTGTAAACCTTACTCCAATTGCGTTGTAGTATTCTCCTCTTCCAATAGGATATAGAAAAGCGATTGGATATTTAGGATCATCGTCAGCTAAGTTTGTATTTAAGTCAGTTAATGTCTCCATGTCACTAACATAGGTAATAACTATCGATGCGGTGGCGTCGGCGGCAGCCATTTTTGCGTCAATTCTCATATTTGCAAAAGCAGCGTCTTCAGGAAGACATCTCATGAAGTATAAACTTCCAGCTTCACCAAGGAAATTGTATGCGCAATATGGACCCTGTCCATAATGTTTTCCATAGTCTTGAATATTGGGTTCACCCCATTCACTAATCAAATCAGAACGAGATGCAATAAGAAGAAGTTGATTATCTCTACCTTTCTTAGTAAGCGCGCAAATAAACCCAATAGTACTTGGAACTACTTGGACATATGTTGAGAGGTCGATTATCTTAGTATAGACTCCAGGCGAAATATTTATTGCCATCTTCTATTCCTCCAAATGGTTTTTTCTAAGTTATAGTTTCTCTAAATACAAATTACCTTTCAGTTGGAGTCTATTTTTTTAAAATCCTTTTTTTTTCTTGTATCTCAAAAATTTAGAAATAAAGATACCAAACAAAAGTAAGTCTCCTTAGATTAGTCTTCAAGATCGTGGGGAATGTAACTCGAGCAAATAAGTGGAACGGTACAAGAGCACCTCCTGCATTACTTAAGTTGGAGAAAAGTCCTGCTTCATTTACCTCCTCATCATTGGCGTCATCTGTATCAATTGTAGTTATAACTTTTGCTATCAAGTATTTCCCATCATTATCTGAATCCTGTTCAAACACAACACTATCGAATGGATGTTTATAATAAGCTCCATCATGAAAATCGGCACAAGTTGTGTCTGTAGCACTTATCGGAATTTCCTCATATAAGTCAGTATCACTATTTACTGGTGGAATTGGGTCAAATGGATCAGCTGGATTTACGCCCCCACTTCCTAACCCAAACCAGTAAAGAAACTCATCTTTATCTGTATCAACATGCGTATTTTCTAAGTCAAAAATTTTCTGAGTTATTAACTCTCTTCCCTCATAAACGACTAAGTTACTCTTTCTAATTAATTGTTTTACCCCTTCGTTATCTATTTCATAAATTTCTACATGTCCTTGTGGTCTTCTAACACCACCTGATGACTTTCCTTGAGAATCAGAAAGACATTGGTCACCATATTTTTCTTCTATTTGGATTAAAATGTCTTCTACTTTCTTTTTCATATTTAAGATTCCTTAGTGAAGAGATAGTTGAATGATAAACTTTATATTTTGTTCTTAAGTTCAGAACATGTTAGTTTGTTATATATTAAGTAAGTTTTCTATATATATTAAATAGTAGAGAGGGGCCTTGTTAATCTTTGATGGAGGAAACTATTATGGAAAGAATATTCAAAATAGCCAACAGAGTACTCAACAGAGTACGCAGAGTGGTCATATCTATAACTTTCCTTAGATTCGCTACGATATTCTGTGTCGTAGTAGGTATCTATTATCTTCTTACAGCTCTTGGTCTCGCCGATGGAGTTCTTCAGCGGGTTTGGAATCAGTCAGAGATTTGGAGACGTATGACACTTTCTATATCATTCATTGTTGGTGGTTATGTCTTCTGGGGTTTAAGAGCGGTCATTATGTATAGAAGGGCCGCAAAAGAAATTCCACTTCGTTCCGAACTTAACCAGATCAAGGAAGAACTCGCTGCGATTAAGGAAGCTGTATAACCGGTACAAAACAAAAATTGGTAGTTTATCGTCTTAAGAATTTCGGCCCCTTAGACGATAAGATTTACTACCAATTTTTTAGTAAAGAACCTTAAAACTTTAAGAGGGAGACCTAAATGACTGAATTATTACTTATAGAAGAAATGAAAAAAAGGTTTGAAAAGGAAGACGCTTTTGATTTAACTATTGAGAAGTGGACTAGGATTAGAAAATTCTCAGAAGCTGTAAACTCTGAGGAAGACTTTGGGCCTGTACTAGATTCTTCCGGGTTGATTGTTCCGTTTTGTATTATTCATAAACGTGTTTGTCCTGAATGTCCTTTGGACAAGATATGTGGTACCGAGAAGGAGAAGTTTGTGAGAATCATGAAAGTTATTGACGTGTTCTCATTTGCTTGGGATATTTTTCCAAAAGAGATATTACTCTCCGAACTTGACTCGTTTATAAGTGAACTCGAAATGATCCGTGCGAAGAACAAAGGTTCAATTCATTAATTCCAGGGATAACATCTTTATGATGTTATCCCTGTAAATACTCATTACACTTTTTTTGTTTACTCTAAGAATGTTCCACAACCGGAACAGAACTTAGAACTAGAAACTGACCTTTTCCCACATGTAGGACAAGTTAGTTTTGTTTTTACAGTGACTGGTTCTGAAACAATGGTACTATTACTTTTTGTTCCTCTTAGTAAAATGGTTATTACTTTAGAGGGTTCAAGTTCTCCTATTGACCCATAAATAAAATCTTGTCTTGTTTCTTCTCCTTTTACTGTAATTCCCTCATCTTCCGAAGGTTCAAACAACTTGTCTGCAGGAGAACTTATTGATCTTACATTTGAGTTATAACAACTAACTTCTTCTCCAATTCCTTGACTTCCGTCATCATTAGTAAATCCTTTGCTTACGTCATCACTATAAGTAAAAGAACCCGAAGTAAAATGTGGCTCACAAGGCGGGTAAGGCCAATGAGGCCAATAAGGTCTGTAAGGAGGATAGTGATGATAGACGTCACGGTGATGATAAACATCATGATGGTCATGAATTACACTTCTTCGAATTACTTGTTTTTCAAAAGCAAACTCAACTCTGACAATACCATCATCAATTCTATCGCCTCTATGTTCTTGGATTTCTTTTGTTTTCTGGATAAACTTAAACTTATTTCTAACTGTCATACCCTCTAGAAAACCTTGTAACTCGAAGTCAGAATTTGATTGCATAATAAGAGACGAACTCCCTAGAACATCTTGTCCGTCAACGCTAACTTTAATATTGGCTTTTCTAGGTTCTAGATTTTTTAGTTGAAGTGAATAATGACTTCCAAAAGGTAGGATTACTGCCCCATCCCTCTCACGAAGGATTTTTCCGTCGCATTTTACAACGACTACAAAATTATCGTTATACACCATGATACATCCTCCTAAGGTCTTGGACTACGACCTTGTTTAAGCTTAAAGTCCATTGGGTTTATAGTGCAATGAGCATTTATAATATGTTCTAACTATATATATTAATTGGTAGATAGAAGGTAACTGTTTTTTTAAGGAGGTGAAAATCATGAGAAGAATAATTCGAAGGTACAGAGCAGAAGTAATAATTGCTGTGATGTTCGGATGTGCACTAATCGGGATAGCTTGGATACATGGAGAATGCCCGATAAAACTTCTCACCTCAGTATTTGGTATGTAAAGATACCAAGAAAATAGGAACTTAGGTTCCTATTTTTTTAACAATTAGAAAGGAGACGATTAGAATGCCTATACCTAAAAGCACAGATAAACATGGACAACTATACTGGGATGTTGAGAATATAAGAATTACATGTTTAAGTCCAGAATTTGTTAGTACTCCAAGTCTAAGGATTCAGGCATATAGAAAAGGTCCTAAAGTAAGTCAAAGTCTAAGTAGAGGGGTTGAGATCCCGATACCAACCAAAGGAGCTGGACTTGAGTTTATAACTGCAGTGATTGACGCAGTGATTGAAGTTATGGCGAGGAGTCCGTATTAGAAAAATAAGGGAAGAAGTTCCCTTATTTTTTTGTTAAAATTATAACATATAAAAGTTAGTGACTATATATATTAATTAGTGGAAGACTAGTATATGATTATTTTAACTTTTTAATTGGGAGGGATAGATGAAATCAAAACTGACAAAAGAACAAAGAACAGTTGTGGAAGAGATCGTTTCCAGGAAAGAAGAGATTAAGGACCTTTATGAAAAGGATAACTACTCAGAAATTGGTGGAAACGGTATGGTCCACGCTATGATGGTATGGGCGGAACAACATAACATAAATCTCGATTGTATTAACTCAACCGAGAATCCCATGGTTGGAAAAGTAACATTATTAGTCTTCGACTAGGGAGGAGAACAATGGAAGTTGTATTCTGTACATTGGGTATTATCTTCTGCATGATAGTTGTCCCAATTGTGGATAGCAAATATAAATGTAGAAGGTAGATTACCAACGACAAAATGGGAAGATTCTCGTCTCCCCATTTTTTACTCAGAATTTTTTTGTTCATTCATAAGTTCTGAAGCACTGTCTCTTGTTCTCTTCTAAACTGACGTTCTTTCTTAATGTTTAATCTGTTCCTTGTAGAGTTACAATTTAAGTTTCGTTTAAAGTTCTTCCAGTTGTGACCACCGCAAACACAGTTTTTCTTTTTTCTATTTTCGGGATCTTTGCAGTTAGAACTACATGTAAAATTTTTCCAAGACATTTTAAGTCCTTCGATCTAGTTTATAAAAAGAGTGCTTCTGTTATCTTTGGTTCTGGAATATCATGACTATAATTTTTCCAGTCATTTTTTGTTTCTTCAAAAATATAAAACTTAGCTTCGAAGTTCTTTAGCAAACCATTTTTACCTTGGAACGTTTCTTTACTTATGGAGAGCTTTAGTTTCTTCCATCTCTTTTGTATAGAAACAGTAGTGTTTGATTCTAGTTTTTGCTCTGTATCTATTTATATGGTAGGTAGGTTTTGGCTCACCAGGGAAGTCTGGTATTGCGTAACCATGGTAGGGTTGGTATTTTATTCCTGGCATCCATTTATAAGCTTTACAATGTCTTGCCTTAGGATATTTCATTACTTCTCGTTCGTCATCGGTTGCCATTCGATAGTCAAACATCATCATTGGAAATTCAGAAAGTTTAAATAGTTCGAAGTCCTCATTAAAATTATCTTCATATTCTTCATCTTCGTCAATAAAGAGAACATATTCTGGTCTAATATGATCAAGTGACCTTATGAGGTCACTCCTCCAATTATGTCTATTCCACTTAATATCTGTTTCAAAGAAGTGAGTTGATTGACATATTTCTTTTACAGCTTTCTTACATTCTTCCCATACTTTTCTGTTACCAACTCCACTGTCAAACCTTAGACTTATATGATTTACTCTCTTTGCTAATTTACCAGCCAATTCGGGAGCCATAGGAAAATTACAAATGGGCATGATTCCTGCTATCATTTTTTCTCTCCATAAAGTAGTGGTTTTAGTTGTTCATTCCAGATTCGTTCGTATGAGAACTCCCACAGATGCTTTCTGCTTGGAAGCTGACTAACAATCCTTTTTGTTAGTTCATCAAAATAACTAGTTTCATTATGATATGTAACTGTTTGTAAATCACCTTCTTCTCCACTTGGAACACCTGGAGTCCTAAATGAAGCATCAAAGTAAATTGCACTTGGACCGCCAAACTCAGCTAAAGAAGGTAGTCTATTGCTTAGTACTAATAAATTTCCACTTATTTTAGCTTCCATTAAAGCGTTGGGAGAAACCTCACTATATGTTGCGTATACGAAAACATTAGAAACTCTAAATATGTCAGAAACAGCCTTTCTTGGTAGAGGCCGATTCTCGTTTAAGTCCGATGTAAAAAGAAAATCTTCGTTTTCTATAAGACCTTGAGAAGTCATGAAATTCTTCTTAACAAGTAGTTCTTGAGGAACTTGTCTAGCGTTAGCATTTGCGAATACTAAAGCAACTTTTAGTCCGTTCCTTTTGAAAGCAGCAAAGGCTTTAATCGTAACGTCTAATCCTTTTGCGTCCATTCTTGTACTACAATGAGGAAGTATTTGAACTGTATCTTTTTCTGGAATCTTTAGTCTATTTATAATCTCCCAAGACAATGGATGGAAGTCAGTAAATGATCTAATATCTTTTGGATTATAAACACAAACTACATCTTCAATTGGGACGCTATACATTTTAGCTACTCCAGCCTTTTCTGAACTATTCATATAAACAATCGTAGACTTTTCCATTGGAGTAAATCTAAGACTGTCTGGAAAATTTAGATTCTTCGGCGGGTTTATCCAAGAAGAGTGGATCCAATGATACCAATGTGCCTTTAAGTCAGGAGCTACCTTCCGCATAGCTTGGTTCTGTGCTAGAAAGTCTCCACGACGTTGATAAATTAAATCTGCAGTTAGAATTGCATCATATTCTGTAAGTATTTCTCTGTATTGGTCTTCATAATGTTTTGCTTTGTTTTGAAAACTTTGTCCACCTTTAGATTGTATTAAAACTTTCTTGATGTGGGGATAAATATCAGAAGTACACCTTTGATTAACAAGGAAATCAAAATCTTGTTTGAAATAGTCTAATAGGTTTGCCCTTTCAAGCCAACCAACATGAAGAGCATAACCATCTTGAAATGAACCGAAATGAGTAAGGATTCCAATTTTCATAATTCACCCTCCTAATTATCAGAATTTCTTTTATATTTGTTCTTCTTATATTATTTGTATTCTAGTTTTATTAAGGTAAAGATTGTATAGCAGAAGAAAAGTAAGTACGACTACTTACATCACTCCAATTTGTAAGTGCTCCTACTTGCACTGGACTTGATCTAGGGTTTACATCTCCAAGACCAAGTTCTCCATTAATATTATGTCCCCAAGCCCATAAGGTACTGTCTGTTTTTACTGCTATTACGTGGTACTCTCCTGCAGCAATTTTGTCCCAGTTAGTTAAAGCACCTACTTGTACTGGACTTGACTGTTTCGTAATGTCACCTTGACCTAGTTGACCATAATTATTAAGCCCCCAAGCCCATAAAGTTCCGTCAGTTTTTATAGCATATGAGGAGTTAGCACCAGCATAAACTTTACTCCAGTTTGTAAGTGCTCCTACTTGCACTGGACTTGATATATGGATTATATCTCCAAGACCAAGTTCTCCATTAGTATTGTATCCCCAAGCCCATAAAGTTCCGTCTGCTTTTACTGCTAAACTATAATAGCTTCCAGTAGCAATTTCAGACCAGTTAGTGTCGGATCCCACTTGAGTTGGATTTGACCTGTCAGTGGCGTCACCTTGACCAAGTTGTCCTTGGTTACTTCTTCCCCAAGACCACAAAGTTCCATTTGTTTTTATAGCTAAAGAGTGGAAAAACCCAAGGCTGAGCTTGCTCCAATTAGTTAGAGCTCCTACTTGAACTGGACTTGACCTATGAACTGTATCTCCGAGTCCCAAACACCCATAAGTATTAAGTCCCCAAGTCCATAGCGTTCCATTAGTTTTTATAGCTGAAGAGTGATAACCTCCAGGAAAAACTTTACTCCAATCAGTTAGAGCTCCTACTTGGACTGGACTTGACCTATGAACTGTATCTCCGAGTCCCAGTTTTCCAAGAGAATTCTCTCCCCAAGCCCATAAAGTTCTGTCAGTTTTTACAGCATGACAGCAATTCCAACCAGCAGAAAGTATGTTCCAATCTGTAAGTGCTCCTACTTGTGTAGGACTAGATCTGGGAGTAATATCTCCATGGTCAATCTCTCCATAATCATTTCTTCCCCAAGTCCATGAAGTAAAGCTTTCTAAACCAGCAGTAGTTGTTGATATAGTAGTACTTGCAGAAGTACTTGTACTGGTTGACGTACTTGTACTAGTAGAAGTAGAAGTCGATGTTGAAGTAGTACTAGTTGAAGTTGAGGTACTAGTAGATGTACTCGTACTTGTAGAAGTAGTTGTACTTGTCGATGAAGTACTTGTTGTAGTTACATAAGCAGATAAGAACTCAGCACCAGCAATATCAATATCTCCACCGTAATTTCCTTCATAGGAATACAAAACAATAACTTTATTTCCATAAGAGAAACCAGGTAAATCAATTTCCCAACTACCATCAACAACACTTGATGTACTACTTACAATTCGCACATTCCGGTTGTCCTTATAATAAACGTCAATATTACATTGGACACCTACTATAGGATCTCCGTTTTTGTCTCTCACAATTCCGTTTATTTTAGCCATAAATTAGTTACTCTCATTATTGTTTATGCTGTCATTACTTCCCCCGGAAGTAAAATTGTTTCCCCTCATCTTCGTTTGTAGCCCCATTTGGTTCTTGCAAGCATATCGACTCGTTGTTCTTTAGATAACCTTCTAGTTTTTATAGGTTTATTTGTCTCAACCAATGAAGTCTCTAAAAAGCTCTTAATATCTTCCTTTGTAATATTATGCTTATCCATCAAGGATATAATATTTAAAGCATCCTGAATATGGCCCTTAGAAAAAGCTGCAAGTATCTGGTCTATAGTTTTTCGCCCATTTCTAACATATCCAATCATATCTTTTTGCATACCGATATATACATCCTTTGACAGGATCATAACAACTAGGGGGGTCACAAGTACATGTACCACCATGATAGGCAACATGACATTGATTGGGGTCTCCAGCATGGGGAATTGCTGTAGGTGGATCTCCATTAGTCTGTTTCCATTCAAAATCGTTGGGACAACTTCCTGAACCCCCACAGGATGGTTGGTAAGAAGCAAGACAAATAGGTCCCTCCAGTACAAATTTATACTTTCCATAAATCTCTTCGTAAGTTAATGGTTCGCCATCACAACCAGAACAATTTAAATTATCGAAAAGACAATAACCTACTGTCCAAGGTTGGTGCAAATATTCTACATAACTAACTGTCCAGCTACCAGTTGTACATCGTATATAAGCATAGACTGTTCTCTCACAGTGATCTGTTATAGTAATACTAGCAGGTCCACAAGCTGTAGGACTAGCGTTAAGTGTATTATTTTTATCTTGTGTTTGGGCAAGAGTCATCGAAAAACCAGTTCCTTCTACAGACCATTCATAAGGCGGACATCCATCATTAAGAAATATAGTTATTGAATCATCCTGATTGATAGTGTCAGGTGTACTCTCATCATCAAATGCTAATATACGAGTATCACAGTCACACTCTGCCTCACCATTAGCTGAGGTAGTAGAACCACTAGTTGTTGAAGTACTAGTAGTACTTGTTGTAGATATAGAAGTAGTAGAGGAACTAGTAGTAATTGTTGTCGATGTACTAATAGTACTTGTTGTCGATGTACTAGTAGTGCTTGTTGTCGATGTACTAGTTGAAGTAGATGTAGTCGTTGTCGATGTACTAGTTGACGTAGATGTAGTCGTTGTTGTAGTGCTAGTAGAAGTACTTGTTGTTGTAGAAGTAGAAGTACTTGTAGTAGTTGTAGCTTGCATAAACTCAGCACCAGCTATGAACTGACTGTTTTGTAAGGAGAACATAGTCAGAACTTTTGTATTATGAGGAATCCCAGGAAGTTCAGTGTACCACTCACCATTAACAGCTTTTGATTTACTACTTCCTATTCGAAGAGAACGGTCATCTTTATCATATACGTCAATATTACATTGTACTCCTGTTATCACATTTCTGTTTCTATCTCTTACGATTCCACTTATTACAGGATTTGCCACTACTTCTAAAACCTCCTATTTTAGTTTTGTTCTAAGGACGTTCTAACCCTATTTAGTTCTTCTTTCATTTTGTTAAAAGGTTGTTCCCATTCGTCATACTTTTCTTGTCTAAACAAAGTAATAGAGTCATACCAAGGAGACTTGTTTCCAGGGTAAGACCAAACATAATACATCATCAGTGGAGGTATAACCCAAGTTGGTTTCCCCATTGCTGCTGCTAGATGAGCTACTGAAGTACAAGATGATACTACAAGATCAAGATTAGCGATTGCCCCTGCAGTATCTTCCCAAGTTTCAAGCATCGGTTCTAAGTCAACAATATGTTTAGGTAAACTTTCTTCGTTATGATCTTTCTGTAAAGAATATAACTGGATATGGTCTTGAGTAACTGCATCAAAAAATAATTCTTTTGAAAAGATTCTATTTATATAATCTTCTCCTTCTCTTCCTAACCATCTAATTCCAACTTTTAGTTTATTACTATTTATAACTATGTTAAACTTCTTTACATGTTTTAAGTTTGGTTCTAAATATGGTTTTCCAGATAAGTCACTAAATTGTGTTTTCAAAACTACTGGTGCTAACATAGAAGGAACCCAGTAATCATGATAAACTCCTAAAGCTGTCTCTCTTTGTACAACAGCAGACATTTCTGGAATTCTAGCAAACAATGGAGCAAGATCTGGACTACATACAACAATTACATGGGCTCCTAATTTAGTAATTTCTTTTGCAAATCTTATAAAAGTTATTTCATCTCCGAAACCTGCCTCACAATTAAAAAGTATATGCTTTCCCTTAATATCTTCTCCGTTCCATATTGGTCTGATACTTCCAATAGGAGCATTCCCCCAGGTTTCAACGTTTCTACCTCTGTTCATAAGAGTAAATCCTCCAAGCAAATCTCCTTGCATCATAATATGCCAACCTCTGTCATACGCAACCCGATCATCGTCAGGAAATACTTTAGTTGCTTCTTGACAAACTTCCCAAGATTTCTTTACTTTTCCCTGCATAGAATATAGAAGTTGAAGGTCAAGTAGATATTCAGGTCCTTTTTCTTTAATAAATTTTTGTGCCATCTTCTCAGCTTTTTCTAAACTTCCTGCTACTTCTAACATTTCACGGATTGTTGACATTTTTTATCTCCTATGTTTTACTGAATCTGGATAGCAATTGTATGATCTCTTCCAGCAGCTACATCTACCCAGTTAGTTAATGAACCTACTTGTACTGGAGAAGAACGGTATGTTATATATCCCCAAGCCCATAGAGTTCCATCAGTTTTGATGGCAAGTATTCGAAGAGAACGGTCATCTTTATCATATACGTCGATGTTACATTGAACACCCGTAATGATGTTTCCGTCTTTGTCTCTTACGATTCCACTTATAACAGGGTTTGCCACTACTTCTAAAACCTCCTATTTTAGTTTTGTTCTAAGTTTCTCCTTGATATTATATTTAAATAAACTACCAAATAGTTTTGTCTAGATTGTTTCATTAGGGACATGCAAAGAATTCTATGTTTGTTATATAAATGGGAGTAGTATCGTTTATTCTTAGTTCTGCAATATTATAGGGCTCAGTAAATGTACAATTTCGTTCCTCTAACGACGTATAGTCGTACACAAAGACTATAAGATTTGCTGGCGAATCTGAGTCTAGTAGTTGGAGCTCGTCAATACTTGCAACTTCAGTAAATGTCATACGAAACTTAGTTGGTCTGAAACCGTTTGCCCATGTTCCTGTAACTTCTAACTTAGCAATATCAGAAGTCTCCCATCTGCTTTCTCCCGCATTCCAGCTTACATTCTGAGTACCTGTCCAATATGTGTTGTCATGACATGAAATCCATTCTTCAGTACAAGTAGTACTTCCACTAGTAGTACTAGTCGACGTCGTTGTTGTTGTAGTTGTTGTTGTGGTACTAGTAGATGTCGATGTACTTGTACTCGTTGAAGCAGAAGTAGATGTTGTCGAAGTTGATGTACTTGTAGTAGAAGTCGACGTAGACGTTGTCGAAGTTGACGTAGATGTTGTCGATGTACTCGTACTAGTAGTAGAAGTCGACGTAGACGTTGTCGAAGTAGATGTACTTGTAGTAGAAGTCGACGTAGACGTTGTCGAAGTCGACGTAGACGTTGTCGAAGTAGATGTACTTGTCGTAGAAGTCGAAGTAGACGTTGTCGAAGTAGATATCGATGTAGATGTAGATGTAGTACTTGTAGAAGTAGACGTAGATGTTGTCGAAGTAGATGTACTCGTAGTAGAAGTACTCGTACTTGTCGTTGTAGTAGTACTAGTAGTAGTTGTTGAACTTGTAGTTGTTTCTGGACATGTTCCACCGATTGTAAAACTATAAATATAATTTGAATCTCTTAAAGCAAGTCCAAATACATTATTAATGTCACATCCATGTATAAATGTGGATATAACAGGATTGTTAAGTATTACTTCATTACGCCAAGAATCTCCACCGTCTTGAGTATAAGCGAATTTTAGTTGCGCACCTTCTTCATAACTATAGAATACAAAGATATTACTAGTATCAGCTGCCCAAACTCCGACTTGATTTTCTCCTTCTGGTTCTTGTCCTGGTGATGTTTCAACAACTTTTTCAGTCCAGTTATCACCAGCATTATTTGAAATGAAAACAGAAATTCTCTCATTATCTTCAGACTGTGTGGCATAATATAAATTATTTTCATCTAAAGCATAGAAGTCGATTTTATCACATTTGAAAGCTTCTAATACTGTAATTGTAGTCCAATTTGTTCCATCAGTTGTTTTACTGAAGTAACCCGTAGACTGCCACCTCCATGCAACATATACTGCAGTAGAATCTATAGCTTGAATTCTAATATGATCAGCTTCAGAGTTATAGATCGTATTGAAGTCCCAATTTACTCCACTGTCTACAGACTTGCCTAATGTTATTTGATTTCCTATATTTGCAGCTACAAAAATTGTGTTAATATCTGAAGCAAATATATCAAATGGAACTACATGTATTTGACCTGGAATTTCACTTATTGTTGTAACTTCTATCCAACTAGTTGTGTCAGTAGCGCTCCATGTAGAACCACCATCAATACTTTTAGCGAAATATAGTTTTATATCTGTAATATTTTCTGAATAGGCCATAACTATGTTATTTTGGTCTATAGCATGTATTCTTGTTCTTATATCATCAATAACACCAGGATTGACAGCAGTTGGTAATAACGTAGTATTCCAACTATCTCCACAAGTTATTGATTTTCCAAATACAGGTCCAAGTGGAGTTGCTTGTCCATAAGTACAATAAACTATACACGAACCAAGTACGCCATTTATATCTCCCCAATCGTTTGTATCATTAGAAATTAAAGTCTCTGAAATTGCTAATGAAGTTGTAGTACTTGTAGTAGTTGATGTACTCGTAGATGTGGAAGTACTTGTGGATGTTGTTGTCGTACTAGTTGACGTAGATGTAGTTGTTGTAGAAGTTGAAGTACTTGTAGATGTAGTTGTTGTAGAAGTTGAAGTACTAGTTGACGTAGATGTACTTGTACTTGTAGAAGTACTTGTTGAAGTCGATGTAGTAGTACTAGTCGATGTAGTAGAAATCCAGCAAGGTGGATATAATCTCTCATCATCTGCTCCAGGATCTGGTCTTAATATTCCACAACCAACTAAGAACTCTGTTGTTGTAGTGCTTGTTGTAGTGCTCGTAGTTGAAGTGGTTGTAGTTGATGTAGTAGAAGTCGAAGTCGTGCTAGTAGTTGAAGTGGTTGTAGTCGAAGAAGTAGACGTACTCGAAGTACTTGTAGTTGTAGTAGTAGTTGTTGTCGTTGGAACAGTCACGGTAATTTCACATATATCGCTTGCATAAGGACAGTCAAACGACCACCCACCATCATAATTAACTACACCACCATCTTGGTACGCAATTTTTACGCAACTAGTAGAGTCAGTTAAATGTGACGGGTCGTACATCTCATATCTACTATGAACCATAATATTGTAAGTAGATGTTGAGTCTCTACTAGTAACCGAAGCATCTCTACAAATATAATGGTCATGAAAAATCTGTTGAATATAAATCTCAAGCGGTCTTATATCAAGACAACAACCAATGTCATAGTAAGACCCACAATCGTAAGTTATTCGTGAGTACCATTGCGATGCTGCGGTTGAGTCTGGACATAATAATAAAGGATCTGGACAACAAGGATTACTATTAGCCGTTACCCAGTCATAGATGTCTTGTCCAATATCTAGAATAAGACTGTCGTCAAGTCGAACTGAGTTCATTAATCTATTCTTAAACTCAATCATTTCTAATGGAAGAATTCTCGCTCTGTAAGGTTTGAAGAAGTCTATTACATTTCCTAATTCTTTAAGAATCGCTTCATGACCAAGGAATAAGAAGGCAAGATCTAGATAACCATAACCAATGTTTGCTCGTACCCAGTCTCTAAGATTTTTCAGAAGTGATAATAGGAGTTCATCTTTCTCAGTTTTATTGTATAAGTCATCTAATGCAGACTTTAGATCTGTGTTTACTAGATTAAGGACTTGACCAGCTGAGTCCCTATTTACTAGAAAATTTCTTGATCTGTGTCTTGTGAATAAATCAAAAAATTGAAAGTACTTAGTTCGTTTATCATCTCTAGAAGAAGGGTTCCCGATCAATGTATTGTATACATTTATAATCTCTATGTAGTCAGTAGAGGTTCCATCATAACATAGATAATATTGACCAGGAGGTATTGCCATTAATATTCCTCTCTTTTAGATTTGTTCCCTTTATAAATCTCCAATTATGTAGTAGTTGATGATGTCGTACTCGTAGAAGTACTTGTACTAGTAGTTGTTGTTGTAGTACTAGTTGATGTAGAAGTACTCGTACTAGTAGTAGTACTCGTTGAACTAGTTGTATATGGTAGTGCTAATTTACCCCATCCTATATCACACCAATCTCCTAATTTATGACCTATCCAGTTTAGTATAACGTGGTCATCTGCTGACACAGAGTCTGCAGTTTGGATCTGCCATATAGTAGAAGTAGTCACAACCGCGTCAACGCTTGGATCAAAGACGTAAGCTTCCTGGCTTACTAGCGGACTCCAAATTTCAGTGTCACAAGGGTGTGTTCTATATTCAATTACGTCGTTATGTTTCCAAGCTACATACAAATTACCAGAGCCATGCTCAATTATACCAACTGCACCATGAATAGCAGCTGTTGAGTCAGCTATACAAGTAGCTGCATTCCACTGAGAAACACCATTAACACCAGGATCTCTTTCACTCCACTGAATAGTATTATCAGCCTCTACATATATAATATGAGCATGATCTTCCCCAGCAGTAATTCCGTGTTCGAGATCAAATCTCGCTACACCTGGATAATGTGGAACAGCAGCTCCGTCTGGAATGTTTTGGATGTTTTCCCATCCAAGTGCATGGTATCTAGATTTTAAATAAACGTCTTCCTTCCAAACAAAAATCATCTCTTTCTTTTGAGCACCAGATTCACCCATTGATCGTACAGATTGACCCCAGATTTGGTTTCCGTTTGTTCCATCAATCACATCACTGATATCTACTGCTGCGTCCCAATTAGTTAAATCGCCAGCATTTGTTTGATGTTTAGTTTTAACTTGATAAGTAAACCCACCTCCACCAATATCGATCTTACAAACAGCTGTTGCCCATATAAAAGAAGTTGGAGTTTGACGGTTCGCTGCGAAATTAACACGTTGGTATATAGCACCTTCAATCTCTGAAGCATCAAATACTTTATTTACGTTCTCCCACGCCCATCCAGTAGGACTAGCCTCATCACTTTCAGCGATGTAGACGTCAGTACCGTCAGAATAGAATACAGTAACTGGTAGATTTGACTCTGCACTTCGAATAGTAAAGTCAGCTTTAATTCCACCAAAATCAAGACAAACAATTCGAGCGTTAGTGTTTTCTATCCAATTGTCTACATCATTTTCTACATCGGCTCTAGATATATATTCTATTACCATAATAGCTGTTGAGTCTTCTGCTAGACATCTAGCTCTCCAATAGTAATCGTTAACATCATCAAACCACATTTTTCGCTGCCAATTTTCACCGAATTCTCTTTCACAGATAGTAGTAGTTGAAAAGGTAGTACTCGTTGAAGTACTAGTGCTAGTAGATGTTGACGTACTAGTTGATGTCGAAGTACTTATAGTTGTCGTACTAGTTGAAGTAGAAGTAGATGTACTAGTAGTTGTAGTGGTTGAAGTCGAAGAAGTAGACGTACTCGAAGTACTTGTGGTTGTAGTCGTCGATGTGCTAGTAGTACTTGTAG